AAAAGTTTAATTTAATTAATGACTGTAACATTATTAAAGCTCGCTTCATAACAATAGCTCCTCCACCTTGTAATAAAGTGTTGAGAGCAGCGTGCTGTGTTCTAATTAAAAGCCTTCTACCATCTAATCCCTTCAACCATTTCTTCTCTGACGCTTTCTGTACTCTATCTCTAAGAGACTTAAATGTTGGTTTATTATCGAAGAAATGTTGTCTAACTCTTTGCCCATCTCTTTGATTTCCTCCAACCACTTGTCCAAGTTTGGTGTCTCCTGCTCCGTAGATGAGAGCATAGATGAATGTCTTTGCCTGATCTCTTGATTTAAGTCCTGCAATTTTTTGATTAAAGGTATGTATGTCTCCGTTAATGATTTCATTTGTAAACTCCTCGTCTTGCATATAGTGAGCAAGCATTCTTAACTCAAGACTACTCGCATCTATACCTACTAATTTATATCCTTCTCTTACTGTCCAACATGATCTACATTCCTTACCATAAAGGCTACCTAGATTAGGTACTTGTGCCATGTTGGGATTTCTATGTGTCATTCTTCCTGTAATAGTACCATTAGGAATAACAAAACCATGTACCCTACCATCATCTTCTACAGCTTTAATCCAAGAATCTATTTGTGCTATTCTCTTTTGGTATAAAAGATAGTAAGCTATTAATTTAGCTTGGGGAATATTATCTATATTAGCTAAAGTCTTTTCATCTACAATAGGCTGACCAGTAGGAGTAAATCTTTTAGGCTTCCAACCAAACTCTATTAAGTATTCTCCTATCTGTTTACGTGAACCTAAATTAAAGTCCTGTAACTTTCTACGCATGAAAGGTTTAAAGTTATTAGTATCTAATATATTCTGGTATTCTTCATCAGTTAATCCTACCTTAGAAAGCGTACCATCTTTTTTCTTTTTAGGAGTAACTTGTTTAATATCTACTAACTTAGGTTTAAATTCTTTATGAACTTCATCTTCTGCTTCTTGCATCTTCTGTCTAAGTTCAGCTAATAATAATTCAGCTTTTTGCATATCAAACTTAAAGCCATTAATCTCTTGTTGTTTAATAACTTCAGCTACAGATTGTTCTAACTTAACTGCTTCTTTATCAAATCCTCTTCCTTCTTCTCTTAACTTATGGAATAAGACTGCATTTAATTGTACATCACGAGTACAATAGGTTAGCATTTCATTTGAATAATTTTTATAATCATCAAACTCAATCTTCTTAAATCCTAAACGATAACCCCAAGTCTCTAGGCTGTGTCCTCCTTCTCGTACTGGATTAAATAATCTAGACATAACTAATGTATCAACGACTGGCTTATTAGATAGATCAACTCCTCCAAACTTTTCAACCATAGGAATATCAAATCCTATTATATTATGACCTATTAATCTATTTGCTTTAGTTAATAATTCATATCCTTCTTCTAATCTATTAGGAGGAAACTTATATAACTGATTCGTATCTATATCTTGAGCAACTAAGCAATGTATCTTAGTGGCTTTAAGATCATCAGTCTCTATATCAAATACTAAGTCCATTATAACTCCAGTAACTCATCATCATTTTCTTCAAACTGTTCTTTAGGTACTTCTCTTAGTCTTCCTGTTTCTCTTTCATAAAGTAATCTACTAGCTAGACCAACATCTCCTGTGTACCTAGATTTAAGAACTCTAAGTCTGGTAGTGTTAGCTTCATCTATATCTTCTGCTTGTTGATTTCTTTCTAAAGCAATCACACAATCGGATAACTGAGCAATACTTTGTGAGCCTCTAAGGTGAGATAGACTTACTTCAATACCATTCTCGTGACCCTTATTTCCATCAACTCTTCTTAAATGAGATACAAGTATAAGTCCAGCTCCTGTTTCCTCAACTATACTTCTCAGTCTAGTCATTATATTATCAATTGCTCTTCGTTCATCTCCTTCGGATAAGGCAGAGACTAACATATGTAAATGATCTACGACTACCCACTTACAATCACAAGCAATAATCATAAATCTTATCTTATTAAAAATCTCGTCAATATTATTAGTTCCAAAGTGAGCATGAATCCATACTCTATTCTCGTTATCTCCATCATAAAGTATATCAAAGAACTTATCTAATTCTTCTGGAGTAAATTGTTCTCGTACTTGATCTATGTAGAGTCTAGCATTAGCTTCAATAGAAAGAATACCATCAACAGTTCTCCTCCAATCTTCTTCTAATGCTATGACTCCAACATTATCTGTTGTTTCTTTGATAAGCCAATGTTCTAACTCACGAGTTACAGAAGACTTACCAAGTCCTGTTCCTCCTGTTAAGGTAACTAATTCTCCAGCTCTTAAACCATAAAGCTTATCGTTTAAACCCTTCCAAGGATAAGCAACACTTTCTTTCTGCTCTCTATCAAAGAACTCTGCTCTTGATTCCGATACATTTATAACTCCACTTGGAGTATAAACTTTAGATGCCCACCACGCTTCAATAAACTCTTTATGTTTATTTTGTCTGAGCATATCATTAGCATCTTTATATCCATTAGGTAACGACATTATCTTTGCCTTACTAGGTTGAAATAACATTGCTACTTTCTTAGATGCTTCTATGCCTTGCTTATCATTATCAAAGCAGATAACAATACTCTCAAAGCTTTCAAGAAATTCTAAGCTTTCTTTTATATCTTTGACTGCACCAGAAGCACCACGCTTAATAGATACTGATGCCCACTTACTACCCATCAACTCATAGCAAGCCATTGCATCACATTCTCCTTCTGTTATAGTAATTGCTTTACCTCCAGACTGGAATAATTGTTCTCCAAATAATCCAGTACCATTAAAGCTACCACTAACAGAGAAGTTTTTATCACGAACATATCTAGTCTTAGTAGCTGATAGTTCGTGTTTGTTGTAGTAAGGATAGATATGTTGAACTATATCTCCACTTGAAGATAGAATACTTTTAACTCCATACTTCCTTGCAGTAGCTTCCGAGATCCTACGATCTGTTAAAGCTACAAAATCTCCTCCGTGAGGATTGGCTGGTGTTGTTGTTTCTTTCTCCACTACAAGTTCTCCCTCAATTGCTTTATTATAATTTAAAAAATAAGTATCACAACTAAAACATTTTGCTGATCCATCTTCATTTAAAGATACTGGATCACTCCCTCCACATTTAGGACAAGACAGTTTGTGTTTTATAAAAGCCATATATACCTCGTTTGTTATTAAAAAATTGAGTGGATAGTACTAATATAGGAGACTACCCACTCGTTCAGGCACAACTATTCTGAGTCAGTATCCTCTTCTTCAGAGGTTTCATCTTCAGATACAGTTTCTTCTCCATCATTATTAACAATGTCTACAATTCTATTAGAGAAAAAGTTAATACCAGCTTGTACCTCTTCAAGGTCTAAGACCATATTAGCTTTCTTCTGATTTAATCTTTGCAGTCTTCCGAAAACTCCTTGTCCTTCTTCAGGTAAGTCTTCAATATTGATCTGCACATCATCAATAGTGATATAGGGTTTTACCCCTTCCATTTCGCCATTTACTTCTTCGTTCATAGCTCATCTCCATCGTCTAGGGAATCCAACTCATTACCATCAGCTCCAGTATATTCTACTAGATCAATGACCTGTACAGCTTGAAGATCAAGTCCTTTGAAATCTCCAAAATTGTTTGAGGTTTCCCATTCTCTATATTGAACTCTAACTTTAGAACCATTACCGACAGCTACGTCTAGTGGTTCTTTGTTAGCATCAATAAGCTTCGGCACGTTATTAGGTGTTCCATCCTTACGTGCCACCTTACGTTTGATTATAATAGCTCGTCCATCGTCTGTGTCCTTAACACGATGTCCTCTACTACTAAAATCACTTGCAACATTATCGTCCACGATCAGAGTTATCTGATACTCTGGAGTAAATGTAGTGTTGGGCGTTTTAATGCTTGCCCACATAGCAGTTCCTTCAACTACTGGCATATATCCTCCATTATTTTATTGAAGTTAAAAAATCGTTGGGTTTTACATGAGACTTTAGACCCAAAACTAAAACTACATAGAGCAGTACACAATGTATCTACGAGGTATGCTTCGAGGGCTATATGAATCATTGTGTGTCTCCAGACTGTAAATCCATTAAGTATGGTTTGTATATATACCCTATAAATAAATCATAAGTATATCTATCAGTAAACGACACTTTAAAATTATGATTATCCACCGATAAACTATGACCTATTTTCATTTCGTACATATCAGACATGATGTTGTAATCAGAAGCCATCTTCATGTACTGATCTTTATTTAAAATTATTTCATTCATTCTTAAAAACATAACCTTATATATCTATTATAACAGAAACTATACTTAAAGTCCACTTAATTCTTCCTCATTTATTATTTCAAATTCCTCATTGGTAGTTTCTTCTATATCTACAATGCCATTAATATCTAAAGGATTCGCTAGGAATATATGTATAGCTTCTTTCTTGTTATTAGCTACTACTTTATAATGGATAGTACAAGGTACAGCTATTGTAAATTCTTTCATTACTGTTGGTTTAACACCTATCCAGTCTGTTACCTCTGAGAATTTAAACCTTCTAAACTGGTTAAGTTGTATATCAGTTCCTTGAAAACCATCATAGTCTCCAAAAAATCCTTCTGGTTTTATGTTTCTTAATTCTTGTTTCCCATACTCAAAAACTACAGTTTCTTTATTCTTTATAGCTTCAATAACATCTAGTGTTGCTCTTGATATGTCAATCATTTTTTATCCTTTTCATACTGCCAAGTCTCTCTATTAAATTTAAGACCTAACAGTTCTCTTAATCTCCACTCTAAGTTTATTAAATTTTGCAAGTCACTTACATACAATTCTCCACATTCATTTAACATTTGTGTTGCCGAATCTAATTCTCTTAGATACTTTGAGTATTGGTCTAACTCTTTTGGAGTTAACTCAATAACTGTTTTTGTTTTTAAATGTTTTACTTTTGGTGTACTCATTTTCCTTGTCCTCGATATTTCTTAAATGTAGATTTTTTTCTTTTAGGCATAGTGGCAAAGCCTACATTTCCTCTACCAATATGACTTTTCTTTCCTCGTGTACCCGTTATCCTCTTATGTGGTACTTTAATTGTTGCTCTTCTGACCATTACTTATTAACCTTTATAGCCATTGGTTTAGGTCTTTCATTATTTAACTGCGTAGATAAGTTCATAACTATAAATCCTCCAACAATACAAATTGGTGTAGATATAAATATAGCTAACAGTTTAATAGAAAAATCCCTAAAGGCAAAGCCTAATAGTATATAGCTAGATAGTCCTATACAAAGTAGGATTAAGCCACAAAACATTATAGTCATTTCTTTCATTGTTACTCCTATTATTTTCTTAGTTTATAAATTCCTTTCTTAGTTTCTTTCTTCGGGTGTTCTGATTCCATTACACTTTTATATATCTCTTCTTTTATTTTGTTAAGCATCTTAGCATCTTGTGTAGTGCTAAGTATCTTGACATTGTTTAAACGTGGCTTCCAAGTTTTCCAATAAATCTTTTCAACCTCTAAAACATTCCAAGTCCACTTAATGCTAGTACCATTATAATCGTAGCCAAAGATAGGTCTATTCATCTTCTTCATGTTCTAAATCCTGTCCAATATCTAATAAAGGAAATACAGTATCTTCTAATTCTTGTAATATCCCTTCACTAATTTTAAATCGTTCCATAGATTACTCCTTTATATAAGTTTATATATATAAATATATTTATTATTATTATATATATTCTTTACTATCTATAAGCATATTATATCATACTTACAGGCTAATTACTAGTCCCTAAAGACAAATAATTATGTTCTTCTATTTTCGGCTATCGTCTTCTATCTTCAGACTATATAATCTGGGTGGTTTTCCCACATTAATTCTACTACCTCTATAAACAGTTCTTTTTCATTCATGTTGTTTATATCTTTAATGATATAATCTCTATCTGCTTTTAAATAATTTATCTTATCTTCTCTGGACATTAGATACACCTCATCATTGATACTATCTATAATTTGGTCATTTATACTGTTACTCATTAAATATTTTCCTCTCATGTCTTAATTGTAAATCATTCTTCTCTCGTCTATCATCATGTACTAGAACAAGGTTCAATGCTGACTCTTGATTGTTACAGATATAATTAACACACTCTTTTGTTGTGCCTTCAAAGACTACCTGCTTAGTATTCTTTATTACTTTAGCCATTATTCTCTCTCCTCCTCATATTCAAATCTAATCGTTGTATTACCACAATCATCATTTATAAAAAACATTTTT